GCTCACGGATCTTTTAAAGAAGGTCGGGAAGTGTACTACCTAAATATCGAAGGTAGATTAAAAAAGCGTGACCTAGAAGGGATACCCGGATTGGATCTTTCTAGGTTTCATGTGATAGGTAGTCAACAAGGGAAAATATTACACGCAGAAGAATACTTACAAATAGCTGAAAGAATCATTAATGAGATTCCTGGAAGTGTTGTAATAATTGACTCATATTCTGCTCTGTGTACTGAAGCAGAAATTACAAGCGATATGGATAAGATGCAAAGAGCAGACGGAGCAAAATTACTTGCAAAGTTTTGTCGTAAGGTTGCTAATGTTATTCCAGTAAATAAAAATATAGTTATTGGCATTACTCATTTAATGGGTAATCCAACAGGATATGGTGCAGAATTTAAAGAAAAGAGTGGTCAGGCTATTGCTTATCAGACAGATATTAAACTTAGGGCAAAAACATTCAAGCCTTGGACATTAAGTGCCGATAGTACACAAATAGGTCAAGAGATAGAGTGGCAAGTTCTATGTTCTGCTTTGGGACCGCCGGGAGGCTCTATAACGTCATATATCAGATATGGTCAGGGAATCGACAAGCACACAGAACTTATAAGTTTTGCTGTCGATGTAGGATTAATAAATAAGGGTGGAGCTTGGTATACTTATGAGTCAGAAAAATTTCAAGGCATGGAAAAACTACGTCAATATTTCGTAGACAATCCTGAAAAATATTCCTCATTAGAAAAATCAGTTAAAGAAACAATGGGTGTTAAGTGCAAGTAAAGACCTTAGATGGACAGATACAAAATTGGCAGTTGACAGGACATTTCGCTCATGCTAAACTAGAGAACAAGTCGTCTTTACATATCTCGGCAAGACAAATTTTGAAAAATAAATTTCCAACACTGCAAATACTAGAGGAAATACCCATACCTGTTAAAAAATCAGAAAGTTATTTTCTGGACTTTTATATACCTATGTTGAAAACAGCGATTGAAGTTCATGGTGAACAACACTATAAATTTGTGGCCTTTTATCATAACAACCAATTGGGTTTTATAAAGTCTCAAAAAAGAGACAGAGAGAAAAAAGAATGGTGCGAAATTAACAATATTCAGTATATAGAACTACCTCATCACGAATCAGAGGAACAATGGGTCGAAAGGATATCAAGTGACAACAGAAACTAAAAGCACATCTTCAGATCAAATAAATTATTGGGACAAAGTATTAGATGAATATGAAACCACTCTAGGACTGCCACAATATAATCCAAAGGTTTTGCCAGAAGAAGAACTTAATCAATACCTAACAATGGATAGAAACGTATTAGAAAAATTAACTCCGGAAGACTGTGCTCAAATATCTTATAGGCTAGGCCAGTTTTCTTTCCACATTCAAAGAACTATAAATAGAGAATTGGCTAGATTCAATTGGGCTGATGAGACACTTAAAGAAACCATAGCCGATGAGATTAATAATTATAAAGGTTATGGCTATATAGAAAAGGCTCCACAGGCTATTAAGCATAACGAAAAAGCATCAGCATTAAACAAAATAAAAAAATACGCTAAACAAAGATCAGATAGGCTGACATATATTTCCTCTTCGATTAAAAATTTATCCGATATTATATTATCAATTCAAAGAATGAAGGTTAAACATGGATCTTAATTTTAAAGACCCCGAACAAATTAAACAATTAATATCTTTATTAGAAAGTCTATTACCCCAAGAAAAAACAACAGAAGACTTTTCTCCAAATATAAAAACAAAAACACGATCTAGTAAAAGCACACAAAGCAACAATAAGTTTTTAAGTATGCCAGAATCTAAGATGCACAAAGAAGATATTGAAATAGATAAAAAGCTTTCTGTCAATGCTCCAACACCGAGAACTAGAAAATTTGAGGCTGTTGAAACAACGTGTCGCGTGTGTGGTAAAAAAGAGAAGGTTAGTCCAAATCTGATAGTTGATTCCATAGACAGATATAAATGTAACAAATGTTCTGGCTCCGCTGGAGGTTAATTGAAAATGATTTTGGCTGATCCATCCGCAGAAAGGGCTGTTCTTTCTGGAATTTGTAGATATGGTGAGTCTGTATATCTAGACGTAGCAGATATTTTACAAGACTCATCATTTACTATTGATAGTAATAAGATAATATATAGTTGTATAAAGCATATATGTGATAAGCAAGAATCTTCTTCCATTGATATAGCTTCTATATATTCGGCCGCACAAGAAATAGGCGTTTCTCACGTTCTTTTGAAAAAAGAAGAAAGCCAACACTTAAAAGCTATTCTAGACTTTCCAGTAAACAGAGAAAATATACCTAAGTTTGCTGCAAAAATCAAAAAACTACAAATAGCCAGACTATTACATGAACAACTTGAAGCAGCGAAAGAAAAACTCTTAGATGTTAATGGTAGCGAACCTGTGTCTTCTATCTTGGCTATAGCCGAAGATACTGTTTTCGATTTTACTTCATTAATTAATGATACAGACAACAATCCTGTATTTATGGGCGATGGTATATCCGAATATATACAAAACCTTATTGATAATCCTATTGATCAAGTTGGTATTCCAACAGGATTTCCAGTATATGATAGTGCTATAGGTGGAGGATTAAGAAGAAGCACTGTGAATGTTATAGCGGCTAGACCCAAAACAGGAAAAACTCTATTAGTAGACAATATGGGGTGGCATGTATCGACACTAGGGATACCTGTTCTTAATCTAGATACAGAAATGACCAAAGAAGACCATATTAATAGATTATTAGCTATGATAACAGAAACAGAAATAAACTCTATTGAAACTGGAAAATTTGCAAATTCTCAAGATAAAAAATCTAAAATAGATAAAGCTGTTGATATGTTGAAGCAATCAAAAATATATTATAAGTCTATTGCTGGTAAACCATTTGAAGAACAATTAGCCTTAATGCGCAGATGGATAGTTAAAGACGTTGGTTTAGAAGATGATGGATCGGCAAAACCCTGCGTAATATTTTATGACTATCTTAAACTTATGGATACTCAAGGTATGAGCCAGGACTTAAAAGAATATCAAGTCTTAGGCTTCATGATGACCGCCTTGCACAATTTTGCCACAAGATATAAGGTTCCTATTGTTGCTTTTGTTCAGCTTAATAGAGACGGTATTACAAAAGAAAGTACAGATACTGCTAGTGGATCAGATAGAATTATCTGGCTATGTAGTAATTTTACAATTTTTAAACGCAAAAGTGATGACGAAATAGCAGAAGATGGTCCGAATGAAGGTAATAGAAAATTGGTTCCAATCATAAGCCGTCATGGCGGCGGTCTTGATGACAATGATTATATTAACTGTCATATGAAGGGTTGGTGTGCAAAAATTACAGAAGGTAGAACAAAATTAGAAATAGCTAATAATATTGGGAGCAAAAATAATAATGGTAATGACTTTACAATCGAAAATGAACCAGACAGCAAAAACATCCCGTTCATATGATCAGGACCAATTAAAGGTTATATGCGATAGCTTATGTGATAAGATAGAATCTTTATTTGAGGTCTTATCTATAGACGATGTACATCATAATGGTAAGATGTATGTTGGATGTTGTCCAATACATAATGGAGACAATAAGAGCGCTTTTAATCTATATCCAGATGGAGATACGTATAGAGGCAATTGGAAGTGTAGAACACACAATTGTGAAAGATATTTCAAAGCATCTATAATTGGATTTATTCGTGGTGTTTTGTCGAATAAAAAACATAATTGGGAAAATAACACAAATAAAAGCGTAGGTTTTCAAGAAACTATGGAATTCATAGAAAAATTTCTTGGAGACGATTTAAAGAACATAAAAATATCTAAAACCCAAAAAGAGAAAAATAGATTCTCTTCTGCAATAAGTCATATTACACAAAAAGATATTGATTATGTTTCACAAATTAGTCGAAGCAGTATAAGAAAATCATTAATAATTCCTGCTCAGTATTTTATAAACAGGGGATTTAGTTCAAAAATTTTAGATAAATACGACGTAGGACTCTGTGACAAAAAAGAAAAAGAAATGTATAATCGTGCTGTCGCACCTATCTACGACATTGATCATAAATATATGGTTGGTTGTACTGGTCGTAGCATTTTTAACAAATGCTCTTTATGTGAATCATATCATGACGAAAATAATTCCTGTCCATCTGAAGAAGATAGATGGAAATTTCCAAAATGGAAACACAACTACCAATTCAAAAGTCAAAACCATTTATACAACATATGGTTTGCAAAAACCAAAATTCTTGAAACCACAAAAGTAATCTTAGTAGAAAGTCCAGGCAATGTTTGGCGTCTAGAAGAATGTGGAATACAAAACTCTGTTGCTCTGTTTGGGGCAAATTTGAGCGATAGACAAAAAATGTTATTGGATGGTTCTGGCGCTATGACTATTATTACCATAATGGATAATGATGATGCTGGTCAAAAAGCCGCATCTCTTATAAAAGATAAATGCAAAAATACATACAATATTATGAATCTAAATATTAGTAAACCAGATATAGCCGAAATGTCGGAAGAAGAAATTAACAAAGAAATAAAGGCATACGTATGACTATGATATTAGGTTTTGCCGGAAGAAAACAATCTGGTAAAACTACCTGCTCAGAATTTGTTCTAAGTTATTTTAATGGAATACTTAATAGTGCTAAAATATATAATTTTGCGGATCCTCTTAAAAAAGATATCTGCATGAATATACTAGGTTTAACTTATGAACAATGTTATGGGGAAGATATAGATAAAAATACTATTACAAATATTCAATGGGATGGCAAAAGTCTCACAGCACGAGAAGTAATGCAATTTATTGGAACAGATATCTTTAGAAAAATGAAAACAGATGTTTGGACTAACGCAACAATCAATAGAATTAATCAAGAAAAATCAAAACTAGCCATAATTGCTGATTGTAGATTTCCTAATGAAGTAGAATCGATTAAATCTGCTGGTGGATTAGTTATAAAGCTTATGAGAAATCCATATAATTCTGATCATGATAGTGAAACTTCTCTTGATACGCACAACTATGATCATGACAATTTTGATTTAGTTTTACACAATAATGTGTTGGGAATAGCTGATCAAAACAATATAATTTTAGAATTTTTAAAACATAAAGGAATAGTACCATTATAATCACATATTTTAGAAGTAGTTCTTTTAACACACATAATATGTGTGAACAGCAATATTTTATGGAATATGTACTTGGGTGGCGTGGCCCTTCAAATAAAAAAGCAGACAAAGGTACTATAGTACATAAAGTTTTAGAAGTTTTAGCAGATATTAAACTAGCACAGCAAAATAAAAAAAGTAAAATTGTTGATGATATTTTAAAAGAGATTGATACACAGAACTATTCTTTAAACGATATCATAGAACAAGTTTATGATTTTTATACCAAACAATTTGGTCATCACGAATGGTCAAGCAAAGACTTCTCTGATTGTAAACTATGGTGTCAAAAAGTAATTGATTTTAATGGTGGCATGTTTGATCCAAGAAATAGACAAATTCTTCAACCAGAACAACATTTTGATATAGTTATAGATAAACCTTGGTCAAAATATAGTTATAAAACTGACGAAGGAGATCTGGATGGAAATTTGGCTTTAAAAGGCACTATTGACTTGATCACCAGGATCGACGATAATACTATAGAAGTCATAGACTGGAAAACAGGCAAAAGGCTGGACTGGGCAACAGGACAAGAAAAAACTCACGCAAAACTACAAAACGATCCACAGTTAATGATATATCACTATGCTATAAGTCAAATATTTCCAGAATACGACCATATCATAGTTACAATTTACTTTATCAATGATGGTGGTCCGTTTTCAATAATGTTTGATAAGAGCGATCTTGCTAGAACAGAAAATATGTTAAGAAATAAGTTTGAGATTATAAAAAAGACAAAAAAGCCAAGACTACATAAAACATGGATGTGTAGTAAGCTTTGTCATTTTGGTAAAACCACTTTTGAAGACAACAGTAATATAAAACCCATTGTCGAGTACAGAGATAACCAACCCTGTAACATTGGCTATAATATGACAAAATGTGAACAGGTTAAACACGAAATCGAAATCAAAGGGATAGATCAGGTAATATCTGAATATAAAAACCCACAACATAACTTTGGTAAATATAAAGCCCCAGGATCAATAGAATGAAATATAATCCGTTACATTGTCACTCAATGTATTCTTTGCTTGATGGTCTTTCAAAACCATCACAGATTGCGTCCCGATGTGTTGATATTGAAGCTAAAGCATGTGCATTAACAGATCACGGAAATATAGCCGGAGCAATTAAATTTCATAAGGCGATGACTAAAGTTGGAGTAAAACCAATTCTTGGTTGTGAGATCTATTTGTGTGACAAAGACGCAACAGATCAAACCAAAGACAATAAAAGTCTCACACACTTTCTTATTTTGGCCAAAAATATAAAAGGTTGGAAAAAATTAATTAGTCTTGTGTCAGAATCTAATAGGCCCGATTTTTTTTATCATAAGCCAAGACTAGATTTAAATAATCTGGCAAGATTTATAGATGGTAATCTTATAGGATTTTGTGGACACCTAGGCTCTCTTGTTGCGGATAAAATAATTGATAACGATAAGATTAATCCCGATTGGAAAAATATTGGTAGTTCAATTGTTAACAAATTAAAGAATATCTTTGGTAATGATAATTTTTTTCTAGAAGCACAATTAATGGATGTGGTTAATACTCCAATACAAAAAAACTTAACAGATGTAATAAGAGAACTTGGCAAGATTACAGATACTAAAGTAATATGCACACCAGATGCTCATTATGCGAAAAAAGAGGATGCCTCTGATCAAAGAATATTGCTTTGTAATAACTTAAAAACAACACTGCCTGATATAAGCAGAAAAATAGCAAATAATCAAGATGTTCCATTGGGTTGTTTCTTTAATTCTGACAACTTTCATATTTTATCTCAAGAAGAGATGTCGGATATGCACACAGAAGAAGAGATTGCTAATACTCAATTAATTGCTGATATGTGTGAAGAATATGATATTACAAGCCGTCCAAAGCTACCTCCTTTTGATTGTAAGCCTAATCCAGACGAATTTTTAAGACAATTATGTAGAGATGGCTGGAAAGATAAGATAGCTAATTTCATAACAAAGGAAAAACAAGAAGAATATGTTGATAGAATTAAGTATGAACTAGGAATTTTACAAGGGGCTGGGTTGAGTAGTTACTTTCTAATAGTACAAGATATTGTGCGATATATTAGAAATAGCAATTGGCTTCCAGGTCCAGGAAGAGGTAGTGCCGCTGGATGTCTTGTTTCTTACTTAATAGGAATAACTAGTATTGATCCAATAAAATATAGTTTACTTTTTGATAGATTTTACAACTCCGGACGCAACACTAGTGACCGAGTTAGTATGCCAGATATTGATGTGGACGTTCCTATAGAAAAAAGAGAAAACATTATAGACTATATCAAAAATAAATATGGGCAAAACCAAGTTTCTCAAATGGTTACTTTTAATACCATCAAAGGTAGAGGCGCTATAAAAGATGTATTAAGAGTCTATGGGAATATAGGTTTTGATGAAATGAATAAAATTACAAAAAATATTCCGGACGAAGCAAAAATTGCTGACGAACTACAAGAAATGAAAGATGAAACTGGAGAAGCTTCTATCATAAGATGGTCGTTAGAAAACGAGTCCGACAAACTTAAAGATTGGTGCTTTATTGACGATAATAATGAACTACAAGGGCCTCTTGCCAAGCGATTTGAACAGGCTATAAGATTAGAGGGCACCAAGGTGAACCAGTCAAAACATGCCGCTGGGGTTGCAATAGCTGATGAAAACCTATCAGATATTTGTCCAATGATATATGATACCAAAAGCGAAACAAAAATAGCTGGTATGGAAATGGAAGATCTAGAAAATATCGGTGTTGTTAAATTCGATATTTTAGGTGTTGCTATGTTAGATAAAATTATGTTTATTTCAGAATACTTAAAAACGGAGGGACTATAATTATGAAGTTTCATGAGCTTGCTGTTGGAGAAAAATTTAAAATGAACAATCTAGAATATCAAAAAATTCCTGAAGTTAAACTTAGTTGTTGCAAGATTAAAGAGAATGCTCAATCTTCTAGCGACGGATCTAAGATTGTTGTGAAGCCACTGGACGAAGTAGAAAGAATTGCTCAAAACTAAATATGTTAACCAAAAAAATTTGCGTATTCGACTTTGAAACCGACGGATCAGATCCGTATGTCTGTAGTCCGGTTCAGTTATCTGCTGTTATTGTAGATCCGATTAAACTTGATATTATACCAGGATCAGAGTTTAATGTCTTTTTCAAGCCAGAGGTAATAGAAAAAGATCCAGATTATCAATATACAACAGATATTATTGATTTTCATTCTAGAGTAAAAGGATGTTCTCAAGAAGAGATATATAAACAATGGCAAGAATATCCTTCTCAAGAAATATCTTGGACATCGTTTATAAACTATTTAGAAAAATACCATTGCGGTGGCAGGAAAAAGAAAAATATGTTTTCTGCTCCAATAGCCGCTGGATACAATATCAATAGGTTTGATTTAAAAATTATAAACAGACTATCAGAAAAATATAAAAATCTAGAGACAAAAGAGAATGTATCTAATCTTTTTTATCCTAGAGACGTAATAGATATTATGAATTTAGTATTTTATTGGTTTGAAAATTTAGATATAAAAAGCTATTCATTAGATAATGTTCGAGATTTCTTAGGGATAGATAAAGAAGGAGCGCATGATGCTGTGAAGGACGTTATAGATTCCGCAAATATCCTTATAAGATTTTTAAGACTACATAGAAATTTATCGTCAAAGATTAAGTTCAAAGGATCTTTTACTAATGCTAGCTAAGTATGAGTGTGGATGTTCTTTTAGAATATCAGATTCCGAAGACCGAAATAAGATCATTTACGACACAAACGATATAAATTTTGATTGTGTAAAAACTTGGGACCTTCTAGCAGACGGAAATACAAAAGGAGTATTTCAGTTAGAGTCTCGACTTGGACAAAGTATGTCAAAAAAACTAAAACCAGAAAATATAGAACAATTATCTGCGTTGATTAGTATTATGAGGCCGGGATGCTTAGAGGCTTTTAGGGAAGGAAAAAGCGTAAGTAATCATTTTATAGACAAAAAAAATGGATCAGAATCTATAGATTATTTTAATGAGGCTCTTGAGCCTATACTAAAAAACACTTATGGAGAAATGGTCTATCAGGAACAGGCTATGGAAATAGCTAAAGATATAGCCGGTTTTAATTTGCAAGAAGCAGATATGCTTAGAAAAGCCATTGGCAAGAAAAGGCCAGAAGAAATGGCAAAAATCAAAAATAAATTCATTGACGGCTGTAAAAAGATAAATAAGGTTTCTGTTGATGAGGCAGAGCAGATATTCGGATGGATAGAAAAAAGCCAAAGATATTCTTTTAATAAGAGTCATGCGGTAAGCTATGCTGTTAATGCTTATATCTCTGCGTTCGCAAAGGCTCATTTTCCATTAGTCTTTTTCTTATCGTATTTAAGATTAGCAAAAGATAAAATTAAGCCACACGAAGAAATATTAGAGTTGATTATTAACGCAAAAACGATGGGGATCTATGTCTTTGGTCCAGATCTGAGATTAAAGAATAAGGACTTTGTTATTAATGATACAAAGATATACTTTGGTTTGACCAATATAAAAGGTCTTGGAGATGCGGTATTTATTAAATTGTTTGATCTAATCAAAGATAAAGATCTTTATCAGTATGCTTGGTTGAATATGCTATTTGAGGTTCTACTAAATATTAACAGTACCGCCGCAAAAGCACTAATATCTTCTGGGGCTTTAGACTATTATAAAATATCTAGAAATAAAATGTTGCATGAATATATAATGGTTTCCGAATTAACCAATAAAGAAATAGCTATATGTCTACAAAGCGAAATAAAAAATACAGAGCTAAAAAATATTCTGAGATTTTTACTAACCCAAAAGGTAAGCAAACCAAGACAACAAAAGGTTTTATCTCTTATTAATCAACTAGAAAACCCATCTTATAGTCTAGAAGATAGTATAGAATGGCTATCGGATAACGAGAGAGAACTACTAGGAGCATCTATTACCTGTACAAAAACAGATTCTTACGATTCTTCGTATGCTAACACAGATTGTGGTAATATACAATCTTTTAATACAGACAAGCAGTTTTTTATTGTAGCCGAAATAGATGGATACAATGTTATAAAAACAAAAAGAGGGAAAAATCCAGGACAGGAAATGTGCTTTCTAAAACTATCAGATTCTTATGGAAGCATAGATTGTGTTGTTTTTCCGGATGAATATTCGGAAATGAAAAATTTATTAGAAATTGGAAGAGTTTTAATGTTTAATGGTCAAAAATCAAAAAAAGACCATACACCAGTTGTAAAAAAATGTTTTGTTGTTTGACTTGACTTTGGCGAATTTTCGTTTATATTAAAGTAATGGTTTTGAATTTTAGCAAAAATAAGGAGTTGATACATGAATATTGTAATTTTAAGAGGTAATCTAACGCGCGATCCAGAATTAAGAACAGTTAATAGCGGAGAGAAGCAAACATCTGTTGTTTCATTCACCGTTGCTGTATCAAAGGATTTTACAAGAGCTAATGGAACTAAAGATAAGATTGTTTCATATGTTCAATGTGAAGCATGGGATACCGGAGCAGAAGTTATTGGTGAGTCCTTTAAGAAGGGCGATCTGGTAATGATCGAAGGTAGTCTGAGGAACGATAATTGGGAAAAGGATGGTGTCAAGCACTCGACACTTAAAGTTAGAGTAAATAATTTCTCAAAGATTACAAAGTTAAAGAAGCGAGAGTCAGCAGAAGAAACTGTCGCTTTCTAAATCCTAAATATTTATTAAAGACTTGGGGATGGAAACATCCCCTGTCTTTTTTAAATGCTATATCAACAATCAACCCTATCTTAATTAGCATGTCAAAAAAAAGAATTCTAATGTGCGCCGAATTTCATGGTATAAATTCGGGATTCGGTCGATATACAAAAGAGATTTTATCTAGACTACATAAAAATCCGAACTATGAAATAGCAGAATTCGCGTCTTATTGTAGTGATTCTTATGTCAAAGATGTTCCTTGGAAAGTATATCCCAATATCGTAGCCGAAGGACACAAAGACTTTGAAGTATATAAGTCTAATCCAATTAATCAATTTGGCCAATGGAGATTTGAAAAGGTTGTTTTACACTTCAAGCCAGATATAGTTTTTGATATAAGAGACTATTGGATGTTTTCGTATCAAGAAATGTCTCCACTATTAAGTTATTTTCATTGGGTTGTTGCTCCCACTATAGATTCTATTCCACAAAAAACAGAATGGCTTAGAACGTTTAATAACGCAGACACGGTTTTAACACATACCGACTGGGCAGCAAACTATCTGCTTTCTGTTAATAATAAAATTAAGTTTTCTGGGTGTGTTTCTGATTCTGTGGATAGCGATGTATTTAAACCAGTAACTTGGACCAAATCATATCACAAAGCAAAATACAACATTCCTTCCGATGCTATAATAATAGGGTCGGTCATGAGAAATCAAAAAAGAAAGCTAATACCAGAATTATTTGCCTCACTAAGAGATCTAATAAATAAAACAGATCAAAAGATTTTTCTTTATTTGCACACTTCGTTTCCGGAAGCCCAAGGATGGAATATACCAGAGCTTTTACAAGAATACGGTGTTTATAATAATGTATTATTTACATATTATAATCCAAATAATAAGAAAGCCTATTGTTCTCTATATAAAGGCGCACGAATAAATTGCCCAGATGATGCTGGGCATTGCATATTTCCAAATGTTATTAATGGTTTAGACAACAATCAACTTGCAGAAATATATAATTTATTTGATATCTATGTACAATATGCCATATGTGAAGGATTAGGAATTCCACAATTAGAGGCTGTGTCATGCGGCGTACCTTTGTTTGCCGTAAATTACAGTGGAATGAGCGAAATACTGGCTAAAGTAAATGGAACGCCAATAGATTGTGTTTTAGCAAAAGAACTAGAGACTGGGTCGGATAGAGCCACTCCTATAAATTCTGATCTTGTAAACAAGGTCTTATCCTGGATCTCTTTGAGTAAAAAAGAGAAAACAGAACTTTCTAAACAAACAAGAAAGCTTCTTTTAGAAAATTATAGTTGGGATAAAACGGCAGAAAAACTATGTGATGTTTTTGATAGTCTTGAACCAAAAAATTGTTGGAATAAACCAATGATAACTCAAAATTTAAATGTTCCAGATAAACTATCTAATAGAGAGTTTGTTAATTTTATCGTTGAGAATATATTATGTGAACCCAGATTAAAGCAAACACATTTTGTACAAAATCTTATTAGATATATGGATGAATCTTATGATACCAATAATATTGGAGAAAATAAAGCTCCAAAACAACATGTTGTTAAGTCTTTAGAGGTATTTCTAAATAATAAAATTTATTGTGAAAAACTTCGTAATGGTGAAATAGACATATCTGGCGAGATCTTTTTAAATAAATAATAATGGATAATATACTATATATCGGACCATATAGAGAATTTAGCGGAATAGGAAACGCATCACGATCCTATTTAAAGGCCCTTATCCATAGTGGACATAATATTAGCGTAAGACCAATATATAATATTTTTAAAGGATGTCCCGAAGAAGAAATTGATCAAGATATTTTGGAACTAGAATCCAATTTTAGTAAAAAATACCATAAGGTTATTCAACACTGTTTTCCTCATCAGTTTTGTTTTAACAGCAAATTTGATCAACACATAGGGATCGTTCATCTGGATTCTTTTAATTATAAGAATAATGTCTTTCAATATTTGGATATCATGGATGATATAATTGTTGGATCCTCTTTTGTTTATAATCAACTTAACAAACAAACATCTGCTAATATACATATTGTGCCAGAGCCTATAGATCTTGATAGTATTAGAGAATATAGAAATAGTACAAAAAAAACAGAAAAGACAACTTTTAATTTTTATTGCATAGCCGACTTTATAGACAAAAAAAATATACAAAAAGTTCTTTTGTGTTTTATAGATCTAATAAGACAGTATGAGAACGTGGAACTAGTTATTAAAACCAAGTCTTATTTAGGCGAAGAAATTATAATAAAAGATAAAATCGAATACGAATTTTCTAAAATATACGATTTATATAAAACATCAAAAATAAAGAAGAAACCCAAAATAGTTGTTGGAGATGTTAAAACAGAGGCTATGTACTATATACATAATAATAATGATTGTTTTATCAATGTTTCTAGCGGAGAAAGTTTTGGACACTCAACATTAGAAGCTATGTCTTTTGAAAATAGTATAATAGTAAACAAAAAAATAGGCAGTCACGACATAGTTAAAAATGGTTGTGGATTTTATGTAGATAGCGTTACTAATAACTGTTTTGATGCGGATAGACTATTTCCTATGTATAATACGCCACAACAACTTATTCACGAGCCTGTGATACATAGCATATTTGATCAAATGAGCAATGCTATAAATGAATCCTCAGAATCTAAAGAAATAAGAATCAAAAAACAAAAAGAACAAATACTAGATTTTTCTATAGATAAAATTTCTTCATTAATTAGTAACATATGATAGCCAATATTATAAATAAAGAAGCTGTGACGGCTGATCCGACAATAAACATATGTATGTCGCGTCATGAGAGTCAATACTGCAAAAACTACTTTAAAGAAATATTTCCAAAATCTTTTGTGGTAGATTTTGAAGATTCTTATTATGGGAATATGGAGCCCACTATTATAATTTGTAATAATAGATTAACACACCTAGAAAAAAGTATAGAATTAGCTAAATTTTTTCATACTCCACTAATTATTATAGACCACGACACAAAACCAGAGTTGGTAACAAATCAAACCAAAAGTGAGTTTTTAATTAGTCCTGTATCTCAAATAGCTTTATCTAAGGATATATATTTTTCTTGGAATAAAATACATGATGATATTATTGATCTAGCATTGGAAAATAAACCAAAATGGAAAAACATAATGTATAATATGTGTAAGCAAAGTTTTAAAATTAAAATAAATAAGATAAAATAAAATGGCAAAAAAAACTAAATTAAATAAAATATCAAAATTAATACAAAAAGACACTAATTACTTTATTCATATTTTTGAATCAAATAAAGATCTAGATAATTTTGAGTTTATAGATCTAGAAACATTTTTTAAAAAACATAAAAAAAATGAATCTTGCAATGATATATTAATATCCGATCTATTAGAATATTTTAGTGAAGCGGATAGTTTAGAGGTTCTTTCCGGCATATTATCTAAAATGAAAAAGGGCAGTAGATTGTATGTGCAGGGTACGGATATATTGTCTGTATGCTCTAGTTTAATAAACAACCAGATTACTCCGTCGATGTTTAATATGATAGTTTATGGTTTGGGTAAAAAACATATGTTTACTTTTGGAAACATCAAATCTCTTTTAAGTGGACAAAATTTGCAAATTAATCAAATAAAATTTATAAATGGCATAAACTATTATATAGAATGTACTAAGCTATGACTGGTATAACGTATGCTATTATTGCTTGTTATATAGACAAAGGCATGAAATCAAAAGGCTCAAAATGTTTGATGGAGTTTAATAAAAAAAAATTATTAGACTATCAAATAGGTAATATAATATCTGGACATAATAAAAAAATACCATATGAAATTATTATTATAACTAATTTTGAAACTCAAAAAATTCAAAAACACTTCTCAGAAAAAGCAAAGATTATTGAACACAAAGAACTTGTTAATCCAATAGTTCAAATATCGGAAGAAGCCAAATATAAAAATATCTTTTTTATAGACTATGGTTGTGTATACTCAAAAGATATCATCAATAATTTAAAATTTGCTGATTCTTTTATCTTATCTATTAAAAATAAAGCCAGTAACGAATTAGATGTTGGAATTACAAAAGATAATACTGATATTATAACACATATGTTTTTTGGTTTAGAAGACTGCAAATTCACAAATATGTTTTATCTATCAGAATCAGACACAACTAGAATATTAAAAAATATCAGCATCCACAGAAATAACTTATTATATTTTGAAATTATTAATTTTTTGGTAAATCAAGGTTCGTTAATAGCCACCAGACCGATAAATAAAAACCTATTCATCTTTTTTAATAATGCGAGACAAAAAAATGGAATTACAAAATTCATCAAAAATAATTGATATAAGTCTATATTATAAAACTATAGACGAAAATATTTTTAAAGAACAAGCATTTGTGGAACTTATAAACATGCTTGTAAAAAAAGAATTAATTTATAAGTATAAATACGCGTTCTATACTGACGCATATTTACTAAAAACTAATATTTATATACCAAATTTTCATACTATGTATTTGGCTAATGGCAGTCATAATGTGGTGATAAAAAATAGTGAGGATCTTTGGCTTTTAGAAATATTTAATAATAATCGTTATTATGTTCTAGACGATCCAAATGATACTTTCGATTACGAAAGTCATGGGATTATAAAATTACGTCAACTAAAAGATATAGGGATAGAATAAAATGAATTATGAAAATTTATCCGATGAAAAAAAAACAGAGTTATTAAAAAAGCTATACATCAAAGAACAAAAATCATTTAAGCAAATTGCGGATGATTTAGGCTCCTATTCTAATAAGATTCGGAGAGATGCAAAAAAATTAAATATACCAATTAGAACAAAAAGCGAAGCTCAAAAAAATGCTTTAAGCAATGGTACGATAAAGCATCCGACCAAGGGTAAAAAAAGACCAGATGATGTCAAAGCTAAAATAGGTTTGTCTGTTATGCAAAGTTGGGAGAATCTGACCGAGCAAGAATTTAAACAAAGGCAAAAAAAAGCCAAAGACACATGGGAGTCCATGAGCGAAGATCAAAAAGAACGAATGGTAAAACTAGCCAATGAGGCTGTAAGATCGTCTAGTAAGACTGGGTCTAAGTTAGAAAAGTTTTTATTGGATAGTTTGATTAAAAATGGATATCGAGTAGAATTTCATAAAGAACAAAACTTACTGAATACAAAACTACAGATAGATATATTTTTACCAGAAATTAATACTGCTATAGAAGTTGATGGTCCGTCGCATTTCTTGCCAGTTTGGGGAGAAGAATCTTTAAAAAGAAACATCAAGTATGACAATAAAAAAACAGGACTTTTGCTCGGCAAAGGCTGTGCTATCATAAGAATAAAGCAAACCAAGGATTTCTCACCAGCACGAGCGAGTTTAATAGCACAATCAGTTCTAGACGAGCTTGCAAAAATAAAAAATAAATTTCCGGAACCCAATAATAGGACTATAGAAATAGGAGACTAAAATGATGGCAAGACCAAAAAAGAATTCTACAGAAACTACGGAGGTAGAGGCGGTGTGTTCGGAATCGACCAAAAACACAAATGATATGAATAAGCCTAATCAAAACGATATTGGTTGGACAGACTATGTTCTAGGATTGTTGTCTGATGACGAGAAAATAAGCGGCAACCCTACTACGGACGGATTAAGGCGTGTCTTTGAAATAGCATTAAATTGTGCTGTTGTAGAATCTACTAGTAATGTTGTTCAAACCCCCGATATTAACAACGAAAAACGAGCAACTGTGGTTCATACCATAGGCTATATATTAAATAATTCCGACAGCAACAGCGATCCCATGCTTTTAAATATGAGGACTGTGAGCGGCGCTGCGGACGTTTATTGGGGTAATTGCGACAAGGTGTTTAGAAATCATCCGGTTGCCGTTGCCGAAACACGAGCCGAAGGACGAGCATTAAGACGAGCACTTAAACTACGCAAAGTAGTGGCTGCGGAAGAATTGGCCAAAGATATTGAGGACCATCCTGATCATGATACTGTAAATAAGATTACTAATAATCAGATTAATTTTATTGATGTTCTTAGTAAAAGACTAGATATCAATGTTAATAAGATGCTAGAAAAACTTGGATACGAAAGCAAGAATATCTATAATATAGAGCATGCAAATGCTATTGAAATTAGTAAACTATTATCGTCATATCAGCAAGATATTTCCGCAATCACTGAGGATATAAAAGGATATGACACAAACTGGAAGTAGGGTGTTATATGAAATTAAATTACAAGGTTAGTGATAAACTACAATTTGAACTTGAGGGTGCTGGTCAAAAAGAAGTATTTAAGGAATTAGCTATTATTCAAGAAATTTTTGGCGAGAAAAATTGTGGTTTGTGCGGTAAGGATAGTATCAGATTTGTGGTTCGTAATGTTGAAGATAATGATTATTATGAACTACGATGTGATTGTGGTGCTATACTAGCATTTGGTCAGCATAAAAAGGGTGGCACTCTATTTCCAAAACGCAAAGATGATGAGGGTAACTATTTGCCAAATAAAGGCTGGCATAAATGGAATAAAGAAGTTAAGGATAGGTGATGAGTCCTCTTTATTTTAATAATGGAAAATTATTAATAGTTAATGGTAAGTTAGCAACTAACAGCAATTGCTGCTGCGGCGGCGGATGCCCGCCGGGCTCAACGTGCTGTGGCTACTACCAATACAAGGTCGATTACTGCGAACAGGTTGGCGGCGAGTGGGTGCAAGCGTTCGGTTCAAACCCTGGAGATCCCTGCGAGTGCTGCAATGGCTTTGAAAGCAGAGTTTGGTTTGAGGGCGACCTAGGCTTTGGACTTATTCGCGTCCTTGAATGCCACCGGTACTGGTGCGGCGAGGAAGTAAGCGGAATCCCCGACTACTGTTGCGGCGACAACGTGACGCAAGAGCAATCAGACTTTTGCAGCCTGTGGTGGATGCGGCTGTCAGGTCAAATCCCATCGGACTTGGTTGACCCGGACGCCGTGTGTGCCTATGCCTCATCGTACCCCGCTGATGTCATACAGATTGGGTGCGTCGAGAACCCGTTGCCATGATCCGCTGCCACCTGCACCACCTAGAGGCCCGCTGCCGTCAGCGTGGCTACACGCTCGACGAGGTGCGGCCGTGCATCGTGAGTCAAGACGGCGACACGATCACGGTTGACGAGACACATCCGGCTTACCCGAGTGTGCCGAAGCCGGGACTATCCTCTGAAACAAAGATTTCACCAAATCCACACACCCCTATCTCTGGCGTCGGCACAGAATTAAAAAAACTTTTAGGTAAAATTGGAATCAAAGCAACTCCTAATTGCTCATGTAATAAAAAAGCATTACTAATGGATACTAATGGTATAGAGTGGTGCGAAAAGAATGTTGATACTATAGTTGGATGGTTAAGAGAAGAAGCGACCAAAAGAAAACTGCCCTTTATTGATATGGCAGGAAGAATATTAGTTAAACGAGCTATAGGTAATGCTAAGAAGCGGATATAAATTTAGAAGCAAAACCTTTAGCGGTACATCCTTCTAGGATAGAATACCCAGCACTATTTGAAACTTTGATTGTTCTTCCTATAAGATCAATATCTCCTCCTGTTACTTTTTCTACACTAAGCCAAGCAAAACCGCTATTAATTTTGGTGATAGTACCAAAGGATGTGAGATCGAATTAGCAGGATGGCAACCTGACGATTGCCCTGGACATATAGCTAGTGTGCAATTAATTAAAAATTAATTTATAATAATAAATCACAAATAATAGATAATCTATGGTTACACATAGATAAAGGATCAGAAAAAATGACACCAGCAAGACAGTCTCTTATAGACTATATAGATAAATAATATTATGGTGGTGGCGTTTCTTCTGGAGAAGCGCATTCAGTAAGTTCATAAATAGTCAAGCATCCATTACTGTCTAAGCCAAGCACTCCAGCACCACCTGATCCTAATCCAGCTAAACATTCTTTAAGACCACAAACGTCCGGACATTCTGTTGGTGGAGTAGTTTCTGTAGTCGTTTCTGTAGTCGTTTCTGTAGTAGTAGTTGTGGTAGTTGTGGTAGTAGTTGGCGTTGTTTCAGTTGTTGTGGTTGTTGTTGTCGTAGTAGTAGAGCACAAACACTCATATGGTTCTTGATTAACAGCCGAGCTTTCTAAAACAATATATTTGCCATCATTAAAAGCTGCGTATACAACAGTTCCTTTACATAAATTTCTTCCTAGAAAATCTGATATTAAGATTGTAGAGGCAGTAATATCAGTCATTAAATTTTCGCCATTAGGACCATATATTCCATAATTTTCATAAAATGGACCGTCGTTACTATGAGGATTTAAAAGAATAGCGTCGGTAGAGCCATATGGTGACAAATCAGATAATAATTGAGCAACGATAATTCTGTCTGATGGTGGGCATACCCAAACACCACGATCTCGATCCCATCTTAAATCTATTGGACCAGCTGGCCATGTTTTGGGATTCTCTAACCAGTTGGTCATAAAGTTATTTTTGGTACCTTCTGACTTAAATGTTCCAGCCTCGGCCATTGCTGGCGAATCTATAATATTTGGAATTGGTTTATTCTCAGTATCATATCCCCAAGATTGTAATACTAATGGACCACGCAAAGCAGCAAACCCATAATCTTCTTCATTTTGTTTTTTAGTCTTGTCTTCTAATTCAGAAACTTTATCTCCAAATGCCACATATTGAATATTAAATCCTTCTGCTGAAACTCCCCTACCTCCCCAATCTTGCAGTAATTTCTTAGATAAAATAGGATTTAAAAATTTTTGATTAATAGGTATTCTTTCCGGATTTCCATTTTTGAAAATGGGAGGCATCGGTGGTCTACTTTTAGTCAATCTATTTTCAGATTCTTTTGTTCTATCTATTGCTGGAGTCATTGAACCTTTATACTCATTAGCAGAATCTAGATTATATTTCGAAAATCTGGCCAATCCACCACGAGTTCCACCAAGAGAAATAGGAGTTAAAAGACCATCCATAGACATAATAGCGATATTTTTAAAACCCGCGCCATTTACAGCATCCTCTATTTCATGTTTAGCATTTAATCCTATCTCATATAATTTCGATCTACTTGCGCTACCTGATGATGGACTTGATGTAGAAGGAGTTCCCTGTGTAACTTCACATTTGTCTTTAGCTTTTTTTTCTGTGGCCCAGCCGGTTCTGCTTCCATATCCACCACTAGTATTTGTATTAGTGTCTTTATCATAAAATCCACCCATGAGTAAAAATCCAGGACTAGCGGCATGTTGCATACCTTGCTGTGGCAAATTTAGTTTATCTAATACTTTAGAAACCGCGGATAAAGCACCATATATACCGCTAATCATCTTTCTTCTTTGGTCTTTAATTTTATCAAGAACCTGACTTCTTACAGTATTATTTTCTCTTACCAAAGAAGCTATTGCTTGTCCATAATCTGCGTATTTTTTAGAAAAGGTTTTAAATGAATAGCTTGTTGTCACACCTCCACTACCATTATAGTTTACATTAATATTATCTACAAAAATTCCAGCTTGTAAAAAGTATTGAACATTATATCCTGGAGGTTCTGCAAGAGTGAATGATCCATTTTCCGAGATATTAGATGTTCTAATTCCTTGAGACGCCAGGGCATTGCCCACAGTATATAGTCCTGACCAGCCGCCATAATTCCATGGATTAAGATCAGTAGCAACACTAACTTTTGTTGAGCCAATTGCTCCTCCACCACCAACAAATGGACCATAAACATAAACATTGCTTTTCATTGGAACTACTGCATTTTCTATCGCTCCAGCAGCAAAATTCATTTCAAAAATATTAAATGATGTTACATCAGAGAATCCCTTGTCTCTCTTTATTAATTCATCATATTTATCTGTTCCAAAAAGAACAGCAAAAGCACGAAGTCCTTTATTTAATAAATAATTTTTTTCTTCTCCAAAATAAGGCAAGCATGCTACAGCACTTTCTGTTTGTATTAAAATTTCTGGAAAAGAAGTATTGGCATTGGTAAAAATAGGATTACCAGCAGCACTACATTTTAAATAAATTCTATCATTTTTTATAATATATGATGTAGAAGTCATTTCTCTTGGAGCTATTCTGAATTGAGTTTCTTTTCCTGCTATAGTTTTTTTGCTACCTCCAAGACTAGAAAAATCAACAAATCCAGAAATTCTATTATCTGGCGTTTCAAATAAAACAGTATCTTGACCAACCACAAGACCTCTAATTCCTCCACTAAGTTGACCTTCGCTGGGATATCCTCCATCAGAAGGCACATCAGATAAATAATATTGGCCAGTATCACTATAAACAATGCTAGCATTACTTCGTGGATATCTACAAAAATTATTCACAGGTATTATATATTTTTTAGCATAATATTCATCAATAAAAGATCTAAACCACTGATATGCCTGATCATATAAAGCATATTTTGCTGCTGAATTAGCTTTTGATGGAATCTTAGATAAACTATTCATTGCTTGTTTCCAATCTATAGTTTTGGAATCACGCTTGAATAGTACGTTATAAGCATCTATTACACTTTGACCAATACTATCGTTTAAACCAAGAGCCTTAATAATAGCTCCAGATAAGCCTTTTTTATTCATTGTTAAACCATACATTAACCACATCTGTTGTGATCCAGAACATATGATTTCTTCTTCAGAAACATAATAATCATCAACACCCAAGTTTATTCCTATAGATTTTAGACTTCTAACATCCAAAACAAATGTAAAATTACTGTTATATATCCTTTGTGGATTGCCTTTGGAGTCATATCCCATAAACATAGCTATTGGTCTTCTAGAAGCTGACACGTCTGCTAGGTATTGTACTTTATCTCCTATTATAACTTTATTACTAGGTTCGTATATTTCTTGAGATCCTTCTTCACTACTAATGAGCGTACCTGTTCCTTTAGCTGTACCTATTATATTTTGTATAACTCCTAAGCTTGGCTCTATAGATCTATCTATCAGCCAAACAACTATTGCCGAACCAACAAGCTCTACAAAATAATCACAAGCTACATCTTGACAGGCTTTATCTATTAGTCCAGACAAAGACTCGCTTTCACCGCTTAGTCTTGACCAAAAAGCTTTGCCTCTCACTGTCGATGCTAGGAGACTCATTTCTATTCTTAATGGATCTCCTGCGGTTGTATATACTGTTTGTCCTCCTAATGCTTCTAAAACCTTATATGTTTGTACTCCATTCTCTGGACTATATCCCGATAATGCTGAATTACCGAAAGCATTGCAAGATCCAACCCTAGGCCAATTTTCAGAATCCTCTCCTGGCGGACAAACAGCAACTCCTGGTTCTAAATTATCAAAAACATTTATAAAATTAGCTATTCCATTGATAGGACAGTAATAGTCTTTATACATAACAGTAACATTTTCAAGAATTCTTTTTGGATCAATAATTTTTATTTTAAAAATAAATCCTGAAGCTGTAATAGAGTATGTTGATTCATTAACAATGCCTCCAAAAACAAGAGCATTGCATTGAAATCTAACAGCTTTACCTACTGGTGGTAGAATTGTTGGAATAGTAGATACATTATTGCATCCACCGAATAAAAAAGATAATTCTAATGTGGAAGATCCTGATCCAACACCTAAATTAAGAGAAAAGTCTTGTAATGTAACAGAGCCGCTTATGGCTGCTCCGCCACCATTTACATAAGTAAAACTAAAAGAGGCTGGTGCGGAAGTACATAGTGTTGACATTATTATTTCCTTATAAATATCTTTTCATTATATGATACAAAGTCCAGGAAAACCTCCTCACCAGAATTGTTTTCTATAGTAACTTTCGTCTCATTCTGATATAGTCCTAAAGAATTAAGATTATCTTGATCTCCTATAATTGTATATACACCCGGAATCAAGTTTGCAAACTTTGTTGACACACTAAAGGATTTTTTATAATTTTTTGGCCCATATATATAACATTTTATATTTTTACTTAAATTTATACTTATACTAGACGTATTAGTAGTATCTGATGTTTGATCAACGACAACAAATGTTTGATCTAAAATACTTGTGGATAGAACCACCGGTTCTGATTCAATCAAGGGACTAGAAGGTAATTTTGTTTCTTCAATTATAATAGGATCATAACCCAGGTAAACAAAAATATCTCCATATAAAAATTTATCTAATACTTGTGAATTATAGGACTGGATAGTTCTTTTAGCAGTAAGGAAGTGATCGTCGTAGGAAATTTGATTTGAGTTGTATCTTATATTTCTGGGAATATTATTATATAAGTCTTTGATTCTAATTATATAGAATCCATTTTGAATATTTTGTACAGATGTGACATTTTTTATAATCTGTTGTCCTTTATATAAGGAGAACAATGATTCCGACCCTTGATCTATGTAGAAATAGTCTATATTGTATATATTTTCTGTTATTGTATTGTCTGGATTTTCGAATGCGTTATTACCAATAATATTAAAATTAATAAGACTCGTATATTCAACATTCTCTTTGTTATATAAAGAAATATTATTTATGTTATTAAAATTATTGATTGTTTTTAAAATATTTTTAATATTAATAATGTATAAATATTCATCTTTAGATATAGCGCAGTATGTTGCGTTAACGTTGACATTTTCATTCAGAATATTGAACTGTTCTAGAAAATTAATAACTGTAACGGCACCAATTTCGTAGGTGTTTATTTGAGTAATTTTTTTAATATTCTCAAGATAATATTCTGTATTGTCTAAGTCTATATCTCCAATTATTATATTTATATTTCCACCATTATAAAATTCTGGATATTCTAAACCATTAAGAATAAAACTACCTCTAACTAAACTAATATTTTCTGGATCTAGATTACCATGTTTGTCTAGTCCAAGAGTAACGTCGAAAGATTGATCTTTATCAACAAATTTAATTTCAGAATTCATAAATTCAGGATTATTATTTAGATTGATTGAAGGAGCTATATAGAAATAGTAAAACCAATTATCTGAATTATTGTCTAGTCTTAAAATTTCTATTTTTTCATCTCCAATACAATATTTATTTAGCAAGTTTTTAACTATGGAATATTCATAAATTTGTCCATCGATAGATAAATTAATACTATCCTTAGTTTTTTTGTCTTTGATTTTTTGCCAAACCTCAGAATTAGAAACGATTAATTTGTATGGAACTAGAATAGTATTAAAAATAGGTATTGGTTCTCTATATATATAAATTTGATTATCTTCATTGTTTGCTTCTATCTGAAGATTAACAGATATCTCGTTGATATTTGGTAAAACAATACTAGTTTGAGTGGAACATCCATAATCATTGCTAACCGTTAGGTCGTATGTTCCTGGAGTTAATAAATCATTAAATATATATACATAATTATTTTCGTTTATATTATCTAAATATTTAGTTTCTAATGGATGAACATATATCTTTTCTTCTGTAGTAGTATTGGAAAAAATAAAAGAAAATGGACCATATCCATTAACATTACACTCTAGATAAACATAACTATCTAATAATTTAGGAGGTAATGTTCTAGTAACAGAAAACACAATTCTACTATCTTTAATTTCAATTGTTCGTGGCCAACGATAAGAACATCCAGCGCTATCAGATAATAATACTGTATATTCTCCATGAACTATATCGTTAAATCTTATATTATTTGTTTCTGTTGTTGTAGATTGAGAATCAATTGAGCAAAAATAGGGTGGGGTTCCACCACTTATTTCAAGATATATATAGCCATTATTATTTTCACACGCATATTCTGAATATTTTAATTCTGTTATGGATAACTCTGGAGGAGATGTTATAGTTACAGAGTATACGTCTCCTTCAGCATCTGATGATGTGCTTACAACTTTGAATGTGTATGTGCCGTTAGATAAATTTGTTGCTATAAATCCATCATTAGATATAAAAGAGCTTTCAGAAAAATTGCCACCCCATTGTATGACATAGTTTTCATAAGCGCTTGTTTCGGACTCATCGAATTCTATATTTTCAATAAATATACTAGCAATATTATTATCAAAACAAGTATTGTTGATTGTCGAATATATTATTTCCATACATTATCCACATTTAATAAAGGTTTTATTCCTACTATATGAATATGTAGAAATAGTTTTATTTTCTTCTTTAACTAACCATCCATTATATTTACTGGAAGAAAGTGTAAATTGCCTATCAACACAATTTATAATTTCTGCAATTTTTGATTGATCACATCCTTGTAATGTTCCTCTAACCGTAACAGTAGCTTCTTGAGGTTTGTCTCCAATATAATGTATTATAGATCGTAAATTATTTGGCACAATAAATTCTTGATGTCTAACAGATGGCAATTTTTCATCTATCGTTGTTTCTATTGCTGCTACTCCTAATGTTTTACACGTTGGTATATCCGCATATTCTGCGTTAAATGTAATTTCTCCAGCAACAACAGATGTTGATATACTGCTAGATATTCTTTGATAACAAACTTCTTCT